ATTGTAGTGTTCGAACTTGCTGACGCCAACAGGAAGAACCTTAGACCATTCTAAGACTTCTTCATGATCGAAGGCAGCTTTGTAAAGCATTTCGACAATTTCAGTATCGATTTCATAGGCTAATTCACCGCAAGCCTGTTCAGCAATCTGCTTGTCAAGAGAGAATCCATAATCAGTTTTAGCCTGGAAAGCGGTGATTTGGTCATAACGGACAGCAATACGTCTTGGTTCAGCAACAAGAGCAATTCTTTCCATCTTTGGACCAATGGTTGGAATGTCCTGAGCAGGAACGTGTTCCATCTGGAATTCTTCAGAGAAGTAAGCAACTTTATCACCAGCTTGTAAGCCTTCGATAGCAGCAGATTCACCAGTGCCGACAACATTAGCATAAATAACTGTTTCTTTATCATCAACTTTACGGATGATTTTAGCATCTTTTCTAGCTTCTTCAGGACCGAATTTGCCTTCTTCAAAGTGCATTGGGGTAAGAGCGACTTTACCCTCAGAACCGACTGTTTCAACGATAACTTGTGAAGTGAAGGCAGTTCTGGCTGGGCTTGTTTCACCAAGACCGAAGACGCCGTTGAAGACATCACCTTTCTTGACATCACCCTTATCAGTCTTGCTGACATACTTTAAGTAAGCAACAGAACCAGAATAAGAGGTCATTGGATGAACGATAACAAGATCGTTAGCAATTAATGATGGAACAGCAATGTTTGTAAGATTTAAGCAGAATTTCTTCCAATCACCAAGGTCACTTCTTTCAGTGGCATTGGTATTCATGGATTCAGTCATCCATCTGTTTGTGTTGTCTAGTAAGACAGCAGTTGTTAACTGTGTATTAGCAGAAATTTGTTTGCCATCAAAGTTCTTGGCAACATAGGCTTCTGCAACCTTTAATTGACGACTATAAGTCTCAAGTAAATTTTGTCTCATTTTTATTCTCCTATTTAAATTATTGACAGTAAGTTGTCAGCTAATTGATATCGGAATAGTCAAGTCCTGCAAGGTTTAACAGATCATCGAATGAATCATCTCTAATTTGAGGTTTAATAGATTCTTTGATTTGTGCTCTTGTGGTTCCCATACTTAAACCGAATTGTGGTCGACCTTCATTAAGAAGATCTTTACAAATATTGTCGATATCATCTAGCGTATAGCTTTCGGCAAGTCTGCTAGTAATATCTTGTGGTCTCACCCCGAGCATTTTAGCTTTATTAGCAAGATATCTTTCAACAACAGCATCATATCTGGCTTTATAAGATTTCGCAAGATTTGTTCTATCTTGAGCTTTCTTTTTGCTGGCTGCAAGTTCTTCAGTTAATGATTTTTCTGTTTCTTCAGCTTCAGCTTGAACTTTGGCTAATTTTTCAGTTAATTCAGTAACTTTTGCTTTTTCAGCTTTTGTGCTTTCAGTAAGATTGGTGTGGTTTTCGACTTTTGTTTTTAAATCTTTGATTTCTGTATCTTTCAGATTTAACTGCTCATTAAGAGCTTCATTCTCTTTTTCAAGAGTGGTTGATTTAGATGCAAGTTCACTAACTCTTATGAAGCCGCTCTTATATTTATTGAGCTCCTCTTTCAATTTTCCAACCTCGGCATCGCTAACTGTTTTTTGATTTTTGAGGTCTTTAACTTCATTTTCGAGCAAGTCTTTCTGACGAACTGCTTCTTTTAAGCTTTCAATTACTTCTTCATCTCCGGCATCGCTGGCGTCTTCAGCAGGAATTTCCGGCTCATCAGTAACAGGCTCTTCAGCAACTGCTTCTTCATCATTTATAGTCTCGTCTTCACTCGGAAGAGCGTAACTAACTGTAGCAACTAATTTTCCATCTTCACTGTTATCAAATGCAACAGCTTTGATTGGATATTCTTTTCCGTCGATTATAATTGGTTCCCATTCTAAGGATAAGTCCATATCATAATCTTTTAATTCATTAATGAAGTCACCAACTGTAGCAGCTTCTGGAGTAGTCTCAACAGAAGTTTCAACTTCTTCTGTTGGAGTTTCTTCAGCTGATTCCTCTGATTCAACCAAAGCATCCGTAGTAGAAGCTTCTGGATCTTCAATAGGAATATCATCTTCAGTGGTGTCTTCTAATTTTATATCTAAGTTGTTTAAACTTTCTTTCATAACTTTTTTATCTTCTTCACTTGCAGCATTATAGCTTTCTTGTAATACTGATTTTAATGGCTTTTTATTATTTAAAGATTCAGTCATTTGTAATCTAGCTTTTTTAACAGCAGGAAGCTGGACAATATCCCAGGTTTCTAAGAAGAATGTTTCTGGGTCAACTTCATCGTTTGCCATGATATCACCAGAACCTCTTGAAGAAATTCCAGGGACAAATCCATAATCACAAAGTGTTTTTAATAATTTGCCATTAGGTGTGTCTAAGATATCAACATAAGCATATAAGTCATCATTGACGATTTTTGGCATTTCAGGAATGCAGGCACAAACACAAGTCATGTCTGTTTCTTCTCTATCAGCTGGGTGACCCAATTCAAGGAATAAACTTTTAGTAGCAAGTTTTTCTTTGAAGATCTCATCACTAAGAGCTCTTTCCCAGAGTTCTTTATTATAGCCACGACCATTTCTTGTCTTCTCTTTACAGGTCGCAATAGGTCCATAAAGTCTACCAAGAATATGACGAGAGGCTTTTTCTTCTTCAGATAATGGCTGCATTTGCAATGCTTCTAAAACTTTTTTGTTTTTAGCGTCCATTTCTCAGTCTCCTCATTCAATTTATCAGACATAACAATCTAATTAATTTAGCGAAAAAGTTACTATATATTTTTAATAAATTATTAAAGTATTAAAAATCTTTTTAACTTAATTATTCAATTATCAATTAATTTAGCGAATAATATTTAAAAAATCTTAGTAAAATAATAAAAAGCCCAATAAGTGGGCTTTTTATTATTTTCTATAAATTAAGCTACTAAATCACGACGACCTGCAATATATTCTAGGACTAATACGTCAGCTTTGATAACCTTAATAATATTTAAGCATTCTTCATACAGTCCAGTTTTAAAATAATTATTTAGCACTCTTGTTAGCTCTTCTGCACGAACTTCTCTGAAGAACTGGTCCCTGTTCTCAAGCTTTTTACCATATAATAATATTTGAGTCAGCAAACAAGATAAAGTTGTAATAACTTCTTGTGGGTCATCAATTTCTTTTAAAATATTTGTATAAAGAGGTGATTTCTTTTGATTATGACTTTTTCGCAGCATCTCATAGAAGTGGCTAACTTCTAATCCACGGTTATTGGAAATAAATCTTAAGACTTCAAGTGGGATCTCACGAGAGACTAATAATTTTCTCATATATGAGTTAACTCCGCTTACTCCACTCTCATCAAGTTTAGTTAATATAGATAAACAATCGCTTTTTGTAATCATTATAATTATATCCTTTCAAATGGTATGCTAATTATTTATTTTCAGTGAAATCAATGTCACTATTAGCTTCTTCTGGAGTTGGAAGGTCATCATCTTCAAATAAGTCTTGGTCTTCAGTTAAGACAGTCGAGCCACCATTATTTATAAATGATTCTTCAGCTGGAAGCTCAGTATCCGGCATCGGTTCGAGATCCAAGTCCTCACCACCGGTCTCTTCACCTTTACCTAAATCAAGATCAAGGTCTTCACCCTCTGAGCCACCTGCCGCACCTTCTTTGTTTTCAGTAGCTGCAGCCTCTTCTTCTGCAGCGGCCTTCTTAGCAGCTTCTTGAGCGGCTTCAATTTCTTTTTGAAGCTCAGCAACAATTTCATCACCAAGGTGTAAGGAAGAAATGAGTGATTTTAAGATGGTCAATCTTCTTGCTTTGTCTTCAACATCAGAGAATAAACCATTAACATTACTAATAGCAGTAACTCTGTCACTGAAGTTAGCTCTGTAGTCCTGCTCTTCTTGTGTAAGAGGTGTACGCATTCTTAGTACAAAATTATTCAAATAGGATTTACAGCCTTTATTTAATAATATTAGGTTAACTGCGTCAGTTATAGCCTGTAAAATAGTATTTTGAATTCTCTTAACACCTTTAGAATAAACGCTTGAAATAACTGTTAATGCAGTTCCGCCGTTGAAACCTGCGCCGTCTTCTGTCCAACCGAAGTATTGTTTTGGAATACCATAAGATGAATAGAACTTATTATTCCACCAATCTAGGTCAGTTAGCTGTTTTGGATCAAAATCGCCGCCGACAGACTCAACAGAAATGTTGCCTTGACCATTATGAGTTGCATAATAGATAAAGTTTTCAACTGGACTTGGATTTGTATATTCTGAGAATGATCCACCTTCTTGATAAGCGGATTTTTGTTCAAATAATTCTTTAACTCTTCTCAAAGTCTGCTGAACCTGCTCTTTTGGCATATCGCCAACTTCAACAGCAACTTTTCTAACAATACCAGATTTAGTAATACGGCTTAATAAGACAGCAGCTTCAAGTAATGCTTTTTCTCTTCAAATTTTATATGAATCATATAACAATGATTTACCACGTCTAACCGTATAGCTTTGGCTGCTTGCTGCATTTGTTGTGCTGCCATTTTTACGTCTGACAGTTTTTGTATCAGCTTCAAGATTTTCATAGAATAAGTTGACTGTTTCAGGGAAACGACTGATATTATCTTCTAATGCAGCATGAACAAAGTCATCAGCTTGATAAATATTGACATCACCTGATTTATAAGTAAATGTATAAGCGCCATTACTGTTTCCAGACATCATACCAGTTGTTCCGCCA